TGCCCTATACTTTGATATAACTCCTTGAGCACCTGATGTGCCGCCTGTAATCGTCTCTCCTGTTACAAACTTTGTATTTGCAGATATATATAATTGTAAATTATCTGTGTCTTCAGCAAGTATGGTTGCGGTCTCACCAGAAGTAACACCTGTAATTGTTTCACCTTTACTAAACTCACCTACTGAACCTTCTTCGTTTAGTATGTAATCATTTTCGTTACTGCCTTTTGGATCTGTTCCATCTAAGGCAAGAAAATTTTCCGTTCCTGTTTCTAAAAGTATTTGGTCACTTGCAGTTACACTTGATAGTGTAATTTGAGCAGAATCCATAAAACGATAATACTGCTTGACAAACTCAACCAGTAATGGACTATTTGCTTGTATGTGTTGAGGAAACTGCCTATTAACTAGTGGGTTAATTTTTTTTGTAAACTTTGCCATGGTTATGAAGCATAACTTGTAGTAGTAGTATATCCTATACCTGACGTTGTATCATATGTGTCAGCAGCAACAGTCACCGTAGTGTTAGTTTCATCTATTTCAATTATCTGATTTCTTACAGGTTTAATATCTACTGAATTAGGTATTACTGTTAATCTAACAGCAGTTGATGTAGAGCCATCTACATTTGAAACCTCTGTAATGAATAAAGAGTTTAATGTTATTGTTCCGTTAGTATAGTCGATTGTACCTTGAGTATTATTTGTATATGTTCTTACTTGACCTACAAGATAATATAGTCTTACGTTACCTGCACCATCTTCATCTAAAAAGTATTCATTGGTTGTATCACCGTTTATTTTAAATCCAGATGATGTTAATATACCACCACCACTTTTATTATGTTCACTATGTGGATTATAAAATGCGTTGTTGTATTTTATTGTGTAAGTTGTCGCACCTGTGGTTGTAGCAGTAAATGATTTATGCATTTTAACTGTTGTAATATTAGATAGTATTGCTGTATCTACTTTGTTTATTGTTTCAATAAATTTAGAGTGTCTAAACAAACCATCAAACTGTCCTAGATTATTTGTATTAAATGTTGTAATTGCTGAACTTACTAAAGCTTTAATACTATCGCTTGTTTTAGTTGTAGATTTTGCGTCATACTTAACATCCACATTTAGTTGTAAAGATGTTGTTTCTGGATCTTGTATAATTGGTGTAATACTTGCTACGTTAAAATCTTTTAGTTGTGTGATAATGTCTGTTTTTTTTGCTTCTGTTAATGTTGCACCTGCAACAGGATTGATTGAAATATATACACGACCATAAACTGGCGTGTCATTATCTTCACCTCCCCATACAGAAACGGATTTTGCATTTGTATAAATTTGTTTTACTTTACTTGCATAATCATTTGTAGTAACTGTTCTATTTTGTGCGGCATATTGTTTTGGTGCATTGAAACGAATACTATCTGGTGTCTCTGGTTGAGCACCATTTGCTGAATTAGTTGCTGTTGTTATTGTAACATTTGAAAAACCTCCAAGATTACCAGACAAACTAAATGAACTTGCACCATTACTTTCTTCAGCACTTGTTACGATATAAGATAAAGTAACTATATTACCTGTTGATAAAGCTGCACCAAGAACACCATCACCAAATTTAACCTCATACTGTTGGTCTTCAGCACCTTCAAGATAATAAACTTTTGATGTTGATGTGATATCTGCTAAGTCAGTTGCAAGTGTGTAAGTGTTTGATGTGGTATCACTTGAACTATTTTGTACTGTAACTTTTAAAGTAGTTGTATCTGCCAAAGCATTCTTAATTAAAAATCTTTGGTCTGCGTTTGTAGTATCTACCGTGTAATTATTTGTTACTAAAGTTCCTTCATAAACTTGTAAATTAGAAAATGTATAAACACCATCATTTGGTGTAATCGTTGTATCATCTTTTACAATATAATTATAAGTTGTATTATCTACCGTAGTATTAAAAGTTGTGCCACGAGCAGCAGTTAATGTAGAACCAGTTGCATTGTTAACAGTAACATTTAAAAACGCAACAGGTGATGTTGCACTTCTAGGTGTATACCCAACATGTTTGGCATGTGATACAATACTGTTTCTTAAATCAGCACTATCTAAAAACATTTCATTAGCAAGAACGTTTGCATATACAGCATTGTAATGTGTGTTGTATGCTAAAACATCTAACAAGGTAGACATGGTTGAACCTTCAAAATCATAATCAGTTAATTGGTCTTGTTGTTTTAAAAATGTTTTTAAATTATCTTTGATATTATCAAAGTCTAAACTTGTTACTGATAGTCTTTTTGCCATTATCTGCTTCTTTCTAATATTGTACTTAATGTGACTAATTCACTTGGGGCATTAACAACATAAAAACTTATTGTAACTTCGTAAGCGTTTCTATCTTGATTTGCATATGCATTTATTGATACTAGTCTAGCACGTGGTTCAAAATTTTCTATACACTCTGCTATTGTTCTTTGTAGTGTGTGGGCAGTAATAGGATTCATAGGTTCAAACAGCATTGCTGTCACACTAGACCCTATTTCAGGATGAAACGGTCTCTCATAGTGATTTGTTAGTATAAGATTTTTTACAGATTGTTTTACGGCCTCAATATCTCTTTTAATTATTACATCACCAGTTGACTGATTTTTTTCAAATGATAATGCTAAATCTTTGTAAATTCTAGATGATGAAGAACTTGCGTTAGAACGTTGAGCGTCTGTATATCCTGATTGTAATATTGCCATGATAACTATTTATCATGTTATCCCGCATTTACGTTAGAACTTCCTCCACTTCTTGGATGAGCACAAGAATCAGCGTCACCTGTTCTATTAACGGGTATACCCCCTGCGTTTACAGTTGAACTACCATTGGCAGTTGTTGCCCCTACATGAGGTCCTGGATGTGGTGATACTGCACTTCCATTTACTAATACAGATAGACCATTTGCCTTAACATTAATACTAGATGAACCAACACCTCCTGCTGAGTTGGCGTCTCCGTTTCTTTGTATTGCTGGCATTACCCTTGACCTATACTTCTTTTGTGTTGTCTTCTCTTGTGTTTGTTCTTTGGTCTTGACCTAGAACTATCCCCAATAGATGTACGTTTCTTTGGTCCTCTAGAATATGCGACTACTTTTATTCCTCGTTGTGCCATCTAATGCTCACAGTTTGCACATTCACAAGATTGACAAGACGATCCGTGAGAGCAATGACAACCGTGTCCACAGTTTTTACATTCCATTATTTCTTTCCTTTTTTCTTTGTAGTCTTCTTTTTCTTTTTGACTACCTTTTTTTTCTTTGTTTCTTTTGGTGGTAATACGTTCTCACTCTTACCCCAATTCTTCCATAGATTACTAAAAAATCCCATAAAATCTCCATTTCATATGCGAACAAACCCAGAACATAGTTGGTCAGGATTGTCGCACCCTAGTTAAACCATTGAAAAATAACACTTTTAATTTTCAATTAATCAGGATATTTTCTTGACTTTCAAGTAATATCCATGTATAGTATTTATATATTAAACGAAAGGACACATTATGACTATACCTACTAAAAACGAAATGTTTGCTGAGTTTGCAAACTGTAAAACATATGACGAAAAGATTGCATATGTTAAATCAATCCGTGACGTTGATGTTAACCATACTCTTAAAATAGAATATGACAATATCATCACCAAGTTATATTCTGATAAACAATCACAAGAAGTAGAAGAAGACCAAGGGGTTTGGTCTGAATTTGCTGAAGAAGGTTTAAATCAATAATACGAAAGGACTATATTATGACTACTTTAAATGACGTACTAAAATTTATTCAAACTGAACCTGATTGGGGTCCTAACTACAATAACATCATTGTTGCTTCACTTAAGGCTCGTAGAAAATCTGACGCCTTAAAAATTAAGTCTTCTCTTTCAGTAGGTTCTAAAGTTGGTGTTGCTGGTAGAACGCAATACTGGTTAGGAACTGTAACTAAAGTTATGAAAACTAGATGTGCTGTAACTAACAGTAATAATGGTTTATCTTATAGTGTGCCTATGTCAATCATAGATGTAAAGGAGGCTGCGTAATGAACGTACATATAGAATTTGCTGTCACCCCAACACCAGGACCTGTTTGGGG